TCGAGATAGACGGGATGGAGCGCGACCAAGCGGTAGCCGTCGCCAACAAACTGTGCGACAAGCAGTGCTCGGAGGAGGGGCTCAATGTGAACGACTTCGTTCGATGGCGAACACTGAATGGTGGGAAGGTTGGACGCATCCTCGGATTTCAGCAGGCACCACCATTGGAGGAAAAGGCTCGATTCAAACTCCATGTGCAAGTCTATTCTTGGACGCTACCTACTGGTAAACTAATCGAAACCGATAGGCTCGTCTTACTCACCCAAGGGCAAGTCACGAAAATTGCACGCCCACGAATCAAAGACCTCAACTGCCATCCAACCATCCACAGAAAATTAGCCGATATGTGCGGCCATCATAATTCTCGGCACGGTGCAGACGGACGCAAGAGAACGAATACAAAGTCACTTATACGGATATTCAATAGAGGGGTGGCGAAGGCCGCCGAGACAGATATTGTCGGTGAGTCAGCAGAAGCGGTCGGGCTTTCGAGGGTCGGTTCATTTCTTTCAGCCTGTGCAACTTTGCTATTCAACGGGCGCACACACGACGCGGACCTGCTACCCGTAATGCACCCGCTTCATGGTTTCACCAAGGCCGACATTGAGAAGACCAATTTTCCGAAACGCGGCGACAACGACAATATCAACTTGAACCGTTCTTCGTATCTCACCTTCCCTGCTATCGAAGCCGATACCCTTCCTAAGTCAGTCGTTCTTGACGATTTCATGTTGGCAGAATTGAAACTCGAATCGGAACACGCAATTAGACTTCGAGAGGAACAGGCACCGGAGATTAGGAAGGGAGTCGATTATGACTCAGTGATGAAGCAGGCGAAGTGGCTACTCATTGGTCAAATCGGAATCGAAGCCATGCGGTTAATTCTGACCAACGGTCCACAGGACGAACTCGATAGTGCCTGAGATGATGGCCTCGCGTAATGGCACCGTGTCGCAGGCATACCCTTCGTAGTTAGCACCGACATTGAAATACTGATAATCCCAAGCATCCCCATGAACGACCACTGTGATGTATGTCGTGTTGTTGGCATCGTATAGCAACGGAGTCGTCTCGTTCAAATCGCTGAGAGTGCCATTGACGAGGAACAGATAGTCAGCCGTCAAGTCGGAGCCGTCGGGACCGGGCTCTATCCATTTTTCTTCGATGGTTCCGTTGAACCACCAACACTGGCCTTCATCCCACCAAACGACTACGCGTTCGGGCAACGGAGGCATCATGGTTGCGAGAATCAACATCAAGGCGAGACAGACGGCACTAACTCCTTTCATCACTCCCGCCCAACGAAAAGCAACGATTGTTGAAGGTTCAGAACCCGCCCATCTAAACCCAATCCTCGGCATCGGTGTTCGAGGGACCGAGGCGGTTAATGCCGGACCGCGTCGGTCATTAACCGGCGGTCTCTCAATAGACTATGATGGAGACGCTGTCGGCTACCTTAGTTAAGGACGCACAACTGTTTGATGCAATCGCCGGAGACGAAACGGAGTGCGCTATTCTCTATCGAGTCGAGATGCCATTCTCGATGGTCAAGAATTACGACGAGGACGATGAGGACACCCGCATACGCGGCCCTGTCTATGTCGGAGACGACGATATGCTCGACCGTCACGGCGAACTTGTCGAGAACGATGCAATCATGGAGGCGTGGTCAGCATACGCGTCGAACCCAGTCATTCTGTATAATCACTCGAAGACCTACGGAGTCATCGGAGTGATGGAGTCCGTCGAGATGGGCGAGTTTACGAAGCCCGATGGTGAGAAGATATCGGTTCCGATAGGGCTTGCCCGCATCGACAGTGGTGAGGAAGACATCACAAGAAAGATTCGCAAGGGATTCTTGCGAGCGTTCAGTATCGGATTCATAGCCAAGGCGGCAATCAAGGAATGTGATGACGCAGATGGCGACCAGTGCTACATGAAGTTTACAGATATTGAGTGGGTTGAAACCTCCGTCGTCGATGTGCCGGCAAGTCCCGGTGCGCTGTTCTCCGTCGAGAAGTCACTACTGACTACCGACGAGTTGGGCGCAACCGACATCGACATTTCCGATGTTCTTCAAGGGCAACTACCCGTCCACGCAATACCGCGTCCCGCGAGTGACTGTGGTGGAGAGTGCGGTTGCGACAACTGCAACGAGAAGCACATCGTCTCGGTTTCCGAGGACGAGTCATCGGTCTCGATAACCTTCGAGAAGGACGCAGATGATGAGGACACTGAGGATGAGGATTTTTCAGCCGAGGCTATCCTCTTGTCTCGAATCCGAGTGCTCGAACAGACCGTAGCCGCATACGAGGCAAGTCTCAATGAGACCGAGTCGGTTAAGAACCCCATTGAGGCACTTGAGGGATTGAGCAACATGAGCGACGAACCAGTTGAAGTCTCCACTGACGAGATAGAATTGCCCGTTGATGAGAAGATAGCAGTCGTGGTCGAGGAACCAATCGAGCCCGAAGTCACCGAGACCGAAGTGGTCGAGGAAGCGGTCGAGGAAGTCACCGAGGAAGTCGTCGAGGATGAGGAAGTCGTCGAGGAAGTCGTCGAGCCCGAAGCAGTCGAGGAAGAATCCGTCGACGAGCCGGAGACTGAGGCCGAGGATGAGAGCATCCCGTCCTCAACTGATGTGCTCATGGGGGTCGTCAAGGCTCTCGGAGATGTCGAGTCGGCGGTTTACAGCATGAAGACCGCAATAGACGAGACCGAGGAACTCAAAGCCGCACTCAATGAGCGCGACGAGACCATAGCCGCCCTTCAAGAGTCAAAGGCGGCGGCAGAAGCCGAGGCCGCTATCGAGGCCGAAGTTAGCAAGAGGATAGCCGAGCGCACAGGCGTTGCCCCCGCTCCGAAATCCCTCGCACCTGCTCCGATTGACCAAACCACAAAGACTGCCCGAACGGGCGTCACACGATTCGACCCACAGCCCGAAGTCACCAACGGGATGAAGGGCTTAGCGGCATGGCTTGAGGGCCGGCTTGTTGAGCGCGAGGGTCCAACCAACTGAAAGAGGAATTGAAATGCGCGCAGAAACAATAGAGTTTACAGACATGGTTGAGCGCGTCAAGGCGGCGTTGGCCGGAGCGGCCGCATCGACTGGTGCAACCTTCCTACCAACCGAGACTGCCGAGGAAATTATCGAACTGGTATATGAGCGCAACTTCATGCGTTCCCTGTTCCCCTCAATGCCGATGAGCCGCCGTATCGTGAAGATACCCAAACTAACGGGAAGCATCAACTTTCACGAACAGACGCTCGTTGAGACTGAGGCCGGCACTGCTCCTACTGAGAGCAGGCACACCACAGGCGAAGTCACTCTCGAATTGAAGACGATGATGGCGAATATCCCTATCGGAAACTACCTCGTCGCCTACGGAGTCGAGGGACTACTGAGCGTGCTACGCGAGGACATAGCGAGCAGACTCGCATTCAACGAGTGCAACCTGTTCATCAACGCGGACACCGAGTCCGGCTCGTCCTACGCAGACAACATCATGGGTGCATACCACGCTTCGACGAACACCTCCGGCGTTAACGCGACCACCAACGACTACCTACTGATGTTCGACGGCCTCCGAAAGCAGGCAACGGCAACGCAGGTTAGCGTCTCCGGAACCTTCGCACTGAGCCACCTGCGAACCGCCATCAACAACCTCGGCGTTTACGCAGACAGCAGGGACGACCTGTCCTTGATTGTGCCTCGCAACCTCGAAGTCCAACTGCTCGGTATGACCGAGTTGCAGACTGTCGACAAGTATGGACCCGGTGCGACCATCCTCAACGGGGAACTCGGACGCATTTACGGCATCCGTTCCTTCGCGACTGGCGTTATCCCGACTAATCAAGACTGGTCCGGCGTTTACAAGACCGGCGGCTCGACTGTGCAGACGAAGACCTCCGCACTACTGCTTCACAACAGGACACCAATCATCGGAAACTCCACCGTGAGCGACCGCAGGTTCAGTATCGGCTTTCACGATGAGCCGACCAAGGACCGATTCGTGCTCATCCCGAAGGAAGATGTCGCCTTCGCAGTCCGCTACCCGGACGCGATATGCGAACTCATCGG